CAGTAGATGCCGCTTTCGCTGTAGCTGAACCACGGGTAGGAGCTGGAATGTGAACAGTGTCACCCTTCTTTCCCTTGAAGTTCATCTTCATTACGATGTTAGCCAAAACAAGGTTTTTCTTGTAAGCGGCTACGATTTCGTCAGACCAGATTTCTGGAATGAACTTTTCTGCGGTGGTTACTGTTACCGCTGGTGTTGGATATGCCATGATTAAATCTCCTAAAACAAATTTTAACGAACCCTACCCTCTGCGTATGCTGTCATGATTTCATCACTTAAAGCATCGTATCGGTTAGGATCTTGCATTTTCAGCCGAATAAGGTCAGCCCTACGATAAACCTTCCTAGATGACTCACCAGAACCACCTACATCAACTCCTACTGCTTTAAGATTCTGCTTTCTTGTAGCCTCCCCTGAGGACTCATTCTGCTGTTTCTTAACGCCACGAAGTTGCTTGAAAGTGCTTAACAATTCATTGGCAGAATCATAGTCAAACTCAGCATCGGCTCGCTTGAACAATTCTATACGAACTGGGCTAGATTTAACCCAATTTGCAAAGTCCTGATCTTTAGCAATATCGCCAAAATCAGGGTGTTCATTCGCTAACTTCTGTTGAATCTGTGACCTTTTCATCTCTAAGGTGGCTTGTCTAGCCGCCAAGATGTCAGGATGACTATCAACTGTCCTTTGAACTGCCTTCTTTGGATCATCAAAAAAGTCAATCTCAGGCTCGTCCTGCTTTATCTGTTGTTGTTTAGACCCAAGGTTCTGTCTAATGAGTTCATCGGCTAACTTTCTGACCTCGCCAACTTCTTGTGCTTGCTTTCCAATGAGCTTTTCAGCCTCTTGGTGCATCCTCACAATATCGTCTAAACTTTTATCCCTGTATTTCTCAGGAAGTTCAGCCTTTTGCTCGATCTTCTGTTGCTCAATCTCTAACTCACCTAACTCTTCTTTGTCGTTGTCAATCAACATACTTTTTTCCTTTTCCTGCCGTCAATCGGTTGTAGGAGATTCAACTCGGCATTATTGCTTATGAGTTGAGTTTCTGCTCAGATTTCAACTTGTCGGTATGGCTTTTCTCAAACTTGGCGTGAGCCGTTGGGAATGAACCAGACCATCCTTCAAGTCTAAAGGCTGGCGCAGATAAAATGCGATGAGAATCCTCACCACACTCACATACAAGACTTGTTGTCTCATAAACAACAAATCTTTCTGTCTTGTGCCCGTTTATACAGGCAAATTCAAACATTCTTCTCATTTAAGTCCTCAAATGCTCTTTCGCTGACTTCTTTTAAGTTTTTCAGCCAAGTGAGAATAGAAAGTTCACCTTTCCTAAATTGTAGACTTCTTTCGTCTTCAATTGTAGATATATTATTCAAAGGTTCAATCATATTGTCAATATCTTCTAAAAGTTCTTTCCACCCTTGGGTAGCCATCATTGAGAAGCGCTCCTCATAATAGGTCTGTAACTCTTTGTTCATGCGCCATTTCCTGAGTCAATGGTGATTGTCTCTACTACTGGCTCTGGTCTAGTCTGCACTTCTACTGTGTAAACCACACCATTTTCCTCATAAGCACCACAACCAACAAGCATTTGTGTTGCTCTATCGTGTTCTTTGAAGACGCTTACTTTAAAGCAGTTATTTTCAGTAAAAAAGTCATCATTAGGGCCACCTACAGGGAATGATGTTTCTTTAAACATCTCTCTGTAATCAGCAACAACAAGTTGTCCATCAATAAGTTTAGCAATGTTCATGTTTATCCTTTATCTGCAAATGCTGTTGTTGGTGGCGTAAAGGTTGCCGTATAACGAGCCACGCCATTGGTGATGCGTAGGTCATCTATGTAGCCGTTAAAATATGATTGAGCGCCATCCCAATTACCGCCACCAATACGGCTACCCAATTTACCCCAATCAAAACCTAAACCAGAAGAAATTGTGGCTGATGCAACAGAAGTGCCATCTCTATACATTACTAAACTTGTTCCATTGCGAACTACTGCTAAGTGATACCAAGTGTTTGATGAGTTTGTAGAAGATGCAACCAAAGTTGGCGCATTAAGATGGTCTTTAACAGAAAGACAAAACCTATCGTTATATGACGCAGAATCAGAGTTACTGTTTACCAGTGCAAGTGCGCCAGTTGTATAACTGCCGTTGTTGTTTCCAAAAATAAGAGGGTAGTTTAGTGTTCTGCTTAATATGTAAACCCAGCACTCTATTGTCCAATTTCCTGTCCCCATGTTTAAATTTGGGGTTGTAGGAGTACTAAGGTTGTCGCCATTCCCATCAAATAACATTGAGCCAGTACCATACTTCTTAACGCTAGTAGAAATCTGTGCGTTACCCACAGTTTCTAAGTCGTTCATCATGGCGTTGTCTAAGATGCCAGCGTTGGTGTAATCCATTAACAAAACGGTGCTTGCTATGGCGCTTACTGGCGCAGTTGGTGGTGTGAAATTGGATGTATAGACTGCCGAACCTTTAACCACACGCATATTTGATGTGTAGAAATTCCCATACGCATTTATAGATGTACTGCCGTAATAACCAGCACCAACCAAGAAAGATGTATCTGACATAGTGCCAATTGCTGTTGTTGTACCAACAGAGACGCCATTAAAGTACATTGTTGTAGTGCTACCACTTTTAACCACAGCAAGATGTAACCATTGATTTACATAGTTTGCCGTTGCTCTAATTTTTTCACCATTACTCCACACACGAATTTCTGTGGATGAAATCATGCCAATGGTGAAGCCAGTAGTTGAGCCAGAACCACCCGCAGAATTTCTAGCGTCAATAATTGGCTTATCAGTTTGACCAACAGGTGCGTTTACCCAAAATTCAATTGACCAATCTCCAGAACCAAACAAACCAGAATTAGATACGCTTAAATAATCCCCACTACCATCAAAGTACCCAGAACCACCAATCACGCTTGTGGAGTAGGCAGATGTAGGGCTAAATGGGCTGAAGCGTTGGACACTTACATCGCCATTTTTTGTGATGGTGAAATTGTTTGTGCTGTTATCTATAAAACGATTGCTTTGGCAAGTCAGCAAAGATGTGTTTGTGATTGCTGTTAGGGGTGCTGTTGGTACAGTAATTGTTGACTGTGTTGGATCATAAACCGCAGTTCCTTTGACAATTCTTATGTTAGAAACAAATCCAGCGTATTGTCCCGCACCACTAAAGTCTCGGCCAATAAAACAACTACTTGTTGTTGTTAAAGCGTCAGAAACAGTTCCATTTGCCGTTCTTGTTCCATTTATAAAAATACTTGTTTGATTAGTTCCTGTTCCAGACCTAGTAACAACTACATGATTCCAAGTATTTGGCGTTGGTATAGTTGAAGCAGTTAATCTCCAAGCAACACCAGATACAGCAAAGCCAAAAGATGTTCCACTTTGATATCCTAATTGAAAACCATTTGTAGTACCAAAGCAAGTAATAATCATTTCACCACTTGGCGTAGCATTAGGAAATATCCATGCTTCAATAGTAAAAATTGAACCTAAAGCAAAAGCCGCGTCACTTGGTGCAGTTAAATAATCCCCAGACCCATCGAAGTAGTTTGACCAATTACTACCATAAGGCGTAAACGTGCCTTGGGTAGTATTGCCGTTGCGGGTGATGGTAAAGTTGTTTGTGGATGAGTCTAAGAACGTATTGTTCTGTGCGCCATTAGTCCCATCTCCATGCAAGAGCATAGTGACATAGTTAAATTGTGCGTCAGTTGCTTCTGCTGGCGAACCTGATTTAGATGCTGCAAACATTAAAAACCTTATGGTGTGTAGTTCAAGCCAATAGTCGTGCCGTACCAGTTCGTGCCATCCGCAAAGAAACTGAAGATATCTTGCTTACTAGCTGTAGCTGTAATCGTTGGTGCAGTACCGCCAGGGTACTTTACTGTTGTCCAAGTAACAGAGCGACCACCTGTTGCATCTTGTTTCAGCATGATGATAAAAGACTTACCCGCAGTTGCCGTTGGCATTGTGATTGTCGCATTGCCAGTTAGAGTCAACTGCTGAACAGTGCCATTAGCCAAAGAAACTGTGATCGCAGTGCTAGTATTAGCAGTGAACAGAGTTTCTGTGTAGTTCGTGACTGTTGGATTTGTTAGAGTCTTATTTGTTAGCGTTTGTGTCGCTGAAATGCTAACAAGATCAGCAGAGTTTAGTTGTGATCCAGTTGGCAAGTTAACTGAATCTGCTGCAGCAACTTCACCTAGTGAGGTTACATCTGCACCTGTATAAATTGATTTGACAAGATTAACGACAGCCATAAATTACCTCAAGTTGTTAGTGCAATGTTCTTTGCTGTGCCAGAACTATTAAAGAAAGGAAGTGATGTACCACTAACCAAAGCAATAGTGTCCGATGTGCCATCAGCCTTGTAAAAAGGAAATACAAGAGTACCACCGCCTGATGATGCTATTGTTTGATTAGGCCAAGTTCCTGAAACTGTAATGTTCGAGCCTGCAACTAAACTTGGTGTTGAAGTTCCTGTGCCACCAGATGCAACAGCAATTGGAGTTGTTGAAGTGACAGATGTAAAAGCACCAGTTGATGGGGTTGTTGCCCCAATAGACATATTGTTAATAGTGCCTAAATTAGTTGGAGCAACTTCAAGACTTCCTGTGCCAGTTGGTTTGATGTGTACATGACCAGTACCAGTAGGACTTATATCTATCTGTGCATTGCTACCATTTAAATTTGTGGAAACATCTACAGAAACATTATTTCCACCACCACCACCCCATTGAATTTGATTAGTTCCACTAGCATTGCGTAAAGCACCACCAGCAGAATTTACAGCATCAAAATATGGAGAAACTACTTTTGTAGTAGCAGTAAGTATTGTTCCTCTTACAGTTGTGGCAGTAGTCGCACCAATTGTTGTTCCATCAACTGCACCACCAGTAATTGCCACATTGTTGGCATTCTGAGTTGCAATTGTTCCAAGACCACTAATGTCTGAAGTGCTAAGAGTTACAGCACCGCTTCTACCAGCAACAGAAGTAACCAATTCACTTTGGTCTATCTTCTGCCAAACAGAACCATTGAAAAGTAACCAATCACCAATCTGCCAATCAGTAATTCCATTCAGATTAGTCGATCCAGCAGTAGCAACAATGTAGTAATAACCATTAACTCCAGTGCTAGAAGCAAGGGTAGGCGTGTTAGTTGTTGCATTCCAAGTGCCTTGGTAGCTCAAACCACCACCAGCAATTGAACCCCATGAAGTTGTAGTTCCATTGGTAGTCAGGTACTTGCCTGAGTTACCAGTTTGGCTAGGAATCAGAGTGTTAATCTGAGTCTGCAAAGAAGCAAGAGTATCTAGGACATACTGAGATGTACCGCCACCATTGGTAATCACCTTGATCTGGCTTGCCAACTCCATTGGCACAATCTCGCCAACATTGATTTGGTTGCCATTAGACAAGGTAATAACTAGACTACCATCAAAATCTAGGTAAGCATTTTCTACAGAGATTCCATCAATGCCATCTATTCCATCTTTACCAGCAACACCTTGAGCGCCTTGGCGACCCATAGCGCCATCTTTGCCAGGCTTTCCATCTCTGCCATCTCGTCCGTCTGTACCATTGATACCATCACGACCATCTGCAATGGAGGCAACTCGTTTCTCAATCAGATTGCCTAGATCGTCATAGCGACTGCGAATGTCGGACTCAATCTTCTTGAGTGCTTGGACAACTAAATCAACATTCTCGCCAATCTTCTGCTTTTGGATTGCTCTAGCGTTAGCAACTGAAGTTTTAACAGAAGCAAGAATAGCCTCCTGTTGCTCAGGAGTCATGCTCTTGAGTATTAACTCCTTGACTAGGCTTTCAGCGTCCATTGCTTAACTCCTTGGTCAATTGATCTAAGAAATCTTCTTCCATGCCTGATATTTTATTCTTCTTATCAGCCATTTGAAGTTCAACAATCTTAGATTTGTTCTTAATATCAGCTTCTTTTAGCATCAATTCAGCAATCTTGACCCGTTTATCAAACTCATTCGCTTCATTACCTTGAGGCAAGTTCTTTGTAGCGCTACTAAGCACTTTTGCCTGAACTTCTTGTGGCATTAACTGAGCTTCAACAGACAATTTAGTCGCTTCTGCACGATTTTGCTCTGCTTGAGTTGCTTGGACAGCAATCTGAGCCTGTGCCAACTGCATAGCCAACTGTTGTTGTCCT